ATGTTCTGACAAAGCTCTGTAAAATTAGCACCACGTACATTGAATTTATCTTTAGGGATAAATGTAGTACAGATATGCTTGATTCTTACAAGCATGCTATTCACACGTCTCAGTACAGCATCTTCTTTAGATTCTCCTTCTTTAGGAGTAACATACTGAGGATTTACATCAAACTCATTGTGAGTCAATTCATTACCATGCGAATCTAAAAACTTGAAGCTCATATAGGAATTGCCATTCTTATCCTGTTTTACTTCAAGTCCTTTAAAAGTACAGTTTTCATTAATACCTACAGGGATAGGACTTGCACCAATGATTCCTGTTGCGTCTAGCGATTGATTAATCTCATACATATTTATAAAAATTTAAAAGTTACTAATTATTACCAAATACCTTCGTATTCATCTTCTTCTACTATTTCTACCGATCCAACAGGTACTTCTTCTGTACTAGAAGTAAATGTTTCAGTAGTATTATCTTCGTAATTTACACACTCTGAAGAATAAGAAGTAGTTTCTTCCCCATCGGTTGATGTGTCTTGTAAAGATACAGAATTTTCTTCAGTTTGAGTATAAATTTCGTAGAATTTATAGTTAGAAAAGTCATCAAATGTCTTAGCATCCTCTTTAACATAAAGAGTTACTTTACCTGTTGTAGAAAGATCATACTGACTTCTAAGATCTCTATTATGAGGCATATTATTAGCAATGCCTTGAGCGTTGATAGCTACACCTTGATTATCAGGAGCCATATATAAATATGCATTTCCTGTATCAGAATACGCAATACCAAATCGATTAGATGCTTTTGATACATTCAATCTACTCAATAGAGCTGGAGAAAATTTAATAGAGCCGTTATCTCTTAGCTCTATACATAGATCATCTCCGAACTTGTTCATTCTTTCTACTCTTTTACCTACTAATGTTAGTTTCATTATTCGTAATATTTGTTAATTGTGTTAATTACTTCATTTATATCGTTTGGAATTTTCAGGTCTTCAAACATACCTTTTGGAGATTTACCTGTAGTAGTGCCATCACTCTGAGTTACAAAGTAATGTTGGATCTGCCCATTAGCATCCTTTTCTACTTCAGTAAATAAGACAATAGTGAACATGCCTTCCATATTTATCTTATCATCTACGAGCTTACCAATAGTTTTGAACTTCAACTTTCTATTACCAGATAGATCTGTAGAAGCTTCTGCGTGACCGATCATTATAAAAGTAATATCATCACGCATATTCTTACCTGCATTGGCAATTTCCCATGCATGCAAACCTATTTCAGTGAACTTGTCAAAGCCACGCTCATTGGCTCTGCGCATAAACTCGTTTGCCATAACATATTGAAAGTCGTCAATAACAACAGTTTTAATATGCGGCATATTATCATTTATATGCTTCAAAGTAGCTACAATACTATTAGCATTGTCTGAAGCAATATAATTGCCTTTTGGATTGTCTTTGGATAAAGGTGCATAGTTCTTTTTCCATCCTCGGAAAGGCATTGGTTTTTTGGCTACATTAATTATAAATGTAGAGGAGGGATCTAAGTTCTCAAGGCTTGTTGATTTGCCAGAACCAGATTCTCCGATTATCAGTATTTCCTGTGACATTTATTAATTATTAAAATTTAACTCTCCTGGTTTTATATACTCATCTATCTTGCTATGTTTCAGATTATCTAACATACCCAGTACAACTCCAGCCTCACCCTCGCGATTCTTTATAATATGCCAATATATCATGGCCTGATTTGAGTCCATCGGATTGGTTACAGGTAAATTATTAGGTCCATAGCTTTGTAAATGAAGCATAAATGGTTTGTGTGATATAAGAACTATATCAGAGCCGTGAAATACAGCATCGCTACCGAAAATATCTTTTTTCATAGGATATTGTGTAGTAGGATTTGCAATACGTTCTGCTCGTTCTATATCACGATTCAATTGGCTTAGAACAATAATTATTATTTTAAGCTCTTTTTTAAGAAGCATGAACATCTTATAGAGCTTGGTCAATATCTCACGCTCGTCTGCTCCTTGTGCTCCTTTGGTCAATAGAGTATGATCTAAAAATATTACACTACCATAGAAAGGGCCTTTCTTGCCTTTTTCTCTCATATGGAACTCGTGTATAGTATTATAGATCTCTTCTACATTACCAGGGACATCTACATAGTAGATATCATAGTCGTTTATAGTATCTTCTACTATAAACTTTGCTTTCTCGAAACTATCATCGTCAAGTTTCTCATTACCCGAATATAATGAAGATGCTGTAATATCAAGCTTAGAGGATATTTTTCTACCTACTTGCTTCATTGACAACATCTCGAAGTTAAAAGACAATACTGAAAACTCTTCATTGGGATTGAAATCAAACAGGCTCGTCTCCAATTCATTTGCAATTGAAGACTTACCTGAACCAGACATACCTGCAATGGTAACTATTGTACCCCATTCCAGACCGCCAGTTATTGTCCTGTTTAATTTACTCCATCGTGTTTTAAGAGATCGTATAGTACCTTTTCTCCTTTGATCAATATATTGGATTATCTCATCACTTGCTTGTTGGATATGTTTATAAGAAAGTTTCTTAGATGAATTTGCCGCCATAGTTTATATTCTGTTTACTTGATTCATTTTCCATGGACATTACATTAAGAGTATCTCTCCATATATCCTGTTTAAGCCAATTTTTCAAGGTTTTCATATAATTTAAACCTTTTGCTTTTTGTGCTTTAACATAAAAATCTACAGATTTCTGTAGATCTTGAGTAGAACATCTTCCAGACTGTATAAGAGATAAATAAATTTTCTTTATCTCTTTAGTACCTTCTTTAAGATAATCCACTCGACCATCTGTTCTTATTACTTTAGTTGGATATGTAGATAGAAAAGTATTGAACTCAGTTTCATATATATTTTCTGCTAGTTCTACAAGATCCTCATCTCCTAAGAACGGGTTATCAGATTTAGCATCATGATAACTGTCAACAAGATCTCTAATAAAAGAGTTACCTTTTTCAGTAATGACCCAATTAGGAGTATCATAAAGATACCCTTTGTCTTTTAAAGAGTTTAGAGTACTTATTTTTATAGCTTCTACATTATTGCTATAAAGTTTTACCAGATCTCTCTTATCATAAGAGAAACAGTAAAGTACAAAATATTCTTCTAGACTTAATTGAGCATCCATCAGGATCTCAATAAATGGTTTACCTATTGCGATCATTATTTAAATTAAAGTGGTTAATATCAGCTTATATCACCAATGCTGTCCACCCATTTAACTGAATAATCTCCTTTAGTTCTTGTTCTTACCCATTTGACCTCTTGGGAACCTTTGACATACAAGTTTACATATACAGCTTGCTTGCCTTCAACTTTCCTCAATGTCCTACCTGTTCTTTGAATGTTATCCAGGGCCTTTGAACTTCCTGCACAACAGATTCCAAGAGAACACTCAGGAACATTAAGACCTGCATTCAATGCTTTAACAGAGCTTAGCACTCTAATTCCATCAGGATCTCCAAAATCTTCTAAAGTGCTTTTACGCACTGGTTTGGACATTTTACTGTGGAATATAGAACATTGATCGTCACCAATTACAGTTTTTATCTGTTCTGCAAATTCAATACTCTCGCTGAACACGAGGGTTTTTCTATCACCGAACTTTTCTGTCAATTGTTTAACTACTAAAAGCTTATTAAAAGCATTGTAACACATCTGCTTTCTAAGGTTCATCATCTTGTGAAAGATGATAGCGGTCTTTCTTTTATCCGTGTCGTTACTTTTTAATAATCTAGCTGCATTCTTAAAAGCTACAAAAGAGCCTCCAAGTTCTGCAGTACAATCTTTAAATATCTTATCGATTCTATTATATTCTAGCGCTTCTTCTGGAGTAAAGCTCACTCCTAAATTATAAACAACATATGGTGATACAAGACCTAAAGATCTGGCCTGATTTAAAGTTGTTGTTTTTACTATAGGAGCTATATTTTCTAAATATATCTGATATTCTGGAGTTTCTGGGAGTGTTGCTGTGAAGCAATATATCTTATCCCAAGTGTTATTCTCATAGAACTTTCTGTATTCTATTGATAACGTAGTATGTACTTCATCTACGACCACTATATCCCAATGGCCTCCTATTGATTTATAGGCAGATTGTATACATTGAAACTCAACCCTATCAAGATAGCTTTCGTATCCCCATTTCTTAAATTCATTTATCCATTCATTATCTCTCAAGTTTTCTGTAGGTACAATTACAAGAGCCGTGTTACTGATATCTTTTAGAGTATCGACAACAGCCATTACTCCTATTCTAGTTTTGCCCAGTCCTGTGGCTGCTATACTTGTACCTTTATAGTTTTTATTCTTCCATGCTTTAAAATGTTCTTTTTGTAATTTGTCTTTCTCTGGATTCAGATCTAATAATGTCTTTTGCATGATTATCTACGTAATAAAGAACGTGTCCTGCGTACTGTGTGTACAAATAGGAGTTGTTATATAAATATTGCTCTTTTTTATCTTTTACTGCTTGTTCATAAGCAGCTCTGAAGTCAGCAAGTGCATCTTTGTCTTCTGCTAACTCCACTATGAACTTCATATGTCCCATTGGAATAGTGTAAAGTTAATTATTTTTCCCATTTATCGCTAATATTCGGATCAGCTTTTAGCAATCCAGATGGAAGTATTTCAGCACCAGCCTGTTCCATCAATTCTGCCATGACTACCTTCCATTCATTAGCTTGTTCTGCTTTGCAGATCGTGTCAATTTGATCGTGTACTGTCATTACAATTTTCACATCAAATCTTGGATTCGCTTTTAAATACTCTCGTATTTTAACAAGAGCAAGTTTGGTCATATCAGCACCAGTACCTTGAATAGGTGTATTTTTACTTGCTCGTTCAATAGAACCTAACTCTCCTAGTTTAGTGCGATCTTTAGCTATACCAGCAAACCAGTTTTCAAACCATCTAATACGTCTGAAGGGAGAGTAAGTACGGATATGTCCTCTTGTTTTACCATAATTACCAAGATTCTCTAAGAATTTACCAATTGAAGGAAACGCTTGAAAATATTTGGCAATAAGATCTTCTGCCTCTTCATTTGAAATATCAAGTGTCCATGCT